AGGCAGGGTTATGTGAACCCTTCCCGAAAATTACGGGAGCTGCCTAGTGTCTGTACACTCGGAGCTCTTTCGGTACCTCTTCATGAGATACACGACCGTACTTTCGTGTTAATCGTCGCGCGATATCATTCAATATCGAAGACGTGCCTCCGCAGTCTTCAGCAATTGAATTAGCGCGATACGCTGAGATAGCGCCTGACGGAACTGGATATTCCGGATAGATTAGTAACCTTAGACATCTGATAAGATCTCGATGGTTTAAACCTCCGTAACATGTCCTTCCTAGGAATGTTATGTATTCCGGGTACCTTGTTGTTGCCGTCTTTGCCGGATTAATCAACCAACCAATTGGATTGGCGATATCAGCTATTCGCTCTGGTTCGATCCGTTCATCGTCACCACATAATGAATCATCACCTTGTGTGTAACAAATGGTCGGTCCGTGCCCTCTAAGCTTTATCCATATGTATTCGATCCGCAATCTGTTGATGATTGAGCCGATTATGGATGTATAATAGCTACCGGATGGTATCCCTTTGTGTGCCCAATAGACTTTTCCGTCTGGTGCAGCGATCTTCTTGTGTATAAATAGTTGCCTGCAAATTTCGTAACATTGCTCTGTTTCGAAGTTAGGAAACTCGATTCTCTGCTTGAGAAGATCAAACGCTGCATGAATTTCAAATCTGCTGACTGTAGCATCAAAAGAACTCCAGTCTAATGCATATAACCATGCGCATTTTCCTGCTGTGTCGGAAAGTATATATGGAACGCTAACCGTAGGATCTTGTCCTATGTGATAGAAAGTTCCTCCTTCTTTGAAAGCCTGTAACAGCGGATCTGCTGATGTGCCCTCTGGGAGTATGTAATGGAATGCTCTGCCCCATACACCTCTTACTTTCGTCTTTTCACTTAAATCGGTTAGTTGCGTGCGTGTGTATCCAACGTCCGGTACTGATGACCGTAGTACGTGTTCGATCCCTTCGCCATCTTGTGCGATTGCTGACCATAACACTGCTTTCGCTCGTCGAATTGCCCTTTCATGATTTCCTTCATTCTTGGGTCCTTTCGCACCTGTATAGTCGTAACCTGCCGCCGAAGACGACTCGAAACTTACTTGATCCAATTGGGTCAATACGTCGAATGCCCTCACGATTGGAAGGCTACTTAACCGTTCTTGAACATTGGTCATTGCCTGCTGATAGCAACCGACATCAATGTCTTGAATTGGTGTGTTTGGTAAACTGTACTGCAATATAGCTTTCATGTGTTGTTCACCGGTGTAGTAACTTCTACTCCAGCCTTCTAGCTCTTGCTCATACAATCTTGTATTATCTACCAATAGTTCACAAAGTGCGAACTCGTCATGGTAGGTAACGCCAGACTCCCGCCTGACTATATGGATGTGAGTTTGATTTAACAATTCTAAACTAGATTGAAAATCATGGAACTCATACCCTGTAATTGATCTCAACGCCATCTATAGTGTTGAGTAAATAAAGAATTATGCTCCTCTACCCTGGTCTTGACACTCCCAGATTCACTCTGGGCTCTTTGTCAAAGAGTGGGGGGGTAATTCC